GATTTGCTGGTTAAAATCCTCAATGAGTGTCTTCACCTTAGCCAACTTCTTAGTCTTAGATTTATTGTCCTCAAAATTACGCCAGGTCATTTGATATTCTGTATTGATATTCGTCAAAACACTGTCGTACACATGGCCAATAATATCGTCCATATTGATGTATTTCCGAATAATCGCGTTAATAGTCAGAATAGAATCTAAAGAAGATTGCGCTCCATCAGCGAGGTCTTCCAAATCACTGATGGTCGTCTCGCTGGAAGAAGACCCCTCAGACAGCAACGTCGAATACGCCTGATTCTTGGGGTCATATGTCCGCAACGCTTCTGCCAGCCAACGCTCGCCTTGCTCAGCACTTGTCAACACAATCGTATCTTCCGCCGTATCCTGAGATGCGATTATCACATCAAAATCTTCAGTTTGCGACATTTCGCACCTCCTTTACCGAAAAGGGGCAGGTGCCTCCACCCGCCCCATTAAAACGCTACACGACTCACACAGCGTGGTGCGTTTACAAATGTTAAATCATCAACACTTTTACGCACATCACGTTCAATGATATTCGCAATCGTGTTGGCGTAAGAAACGGAAGAGTATCTATCCTTCCGCATACCAGATGCTTCTGAAACCTTGATTTTATTCTGCCCCGTAATTTCATAGGACAAATTGACGGTCTCGTTAATAAAGGCATCTGTCTGTAAGTATGGGACTTCAAACAGCAACTGGTCTTCAGCAGACAATCCTTTGTAGGCGTCACGCTTCCGAATAAAATTCATGCCATCCGTCACGTCTTGCAACAACCGCAGTTTACCACGTCGGATGCAGTCTCTCAAAGAAGAAGCCGCCTCAGAGTTGAAAGCCGCAGTTGCCTTGATACTATAAATAATCTTCGGTGCATCCGGGTCCACGCAGCGTATCGCCATATCGTTGTCGTTCTTGCAACTCCACGGCTCGTAAGTAATACCACGCTCTTCGTCATAGAGCGGCACCACCAATGCGTCGTAAATGCCCATGCCCGCACCGTTTGTATCAATCACGACCCAATCAACATCCAGGTCATCATATAGTTGTCGAATGCGCACGGCCTGGTTCATACTGTGTCCGCCTTCAATCGTCTCCATATAAACCAGGTTCCGAATGAATTGCCCGTTATTGGCCGGAATCAGTTGCAACACACACAGACAGGTTGCGTCGTTCTTATTGCCGCCCATAACAGCAATATCCGCCGCCAGGATACGAACTTCTCCGGCAGACTTTGTTTGATATTTTACACGGTCACTATTCAGAATCAGATAGTAAGGCCGTGGGTAAATAGCGCGTTCCACTCGTCTTGCATGGTCCAAATCCTCATATGCAAAGAAGGCGTTAGAAGATTGACCATACCACAGCGAGTCCATTTCCATACTCCAAAGGACTTCATCAAAGTCGTCCTCTTGCATCTCTTCTCGAATCTGTTCAGCTGGGTAATACCCCGCTGCAACAGGAAGCTGATAGGGGAACCCAAATACAGCATAAGACTCACCCTTTATCATGGACTTGAAAAACGACTTGAACTTTGCATAGCCCCAGTGATACTTATAGCCAGCAGAGCTGATATAAATTTCACCATTGCGGTCCTTGGGAACATTTTTATATTTTTTCTTACGATAAAACCCCGGCGTCCGCTCACCGGCCTTGAACTTTCTCAAAACACCGGTGATAACATTTTGCGAGATTTGGATAAATTCATCGCAAATAACCAAATGCGCACGAGCGCTACGGGCAGATTGCTTTGCCGTCACGACCTTAATTTGAGAACCGTTATGGAACTTGATATAAGCGTTCTGTGGCGACACAGACCAATCGTCAATCTCAGCAGCCAGATTGTTTGACTGTGGTAAGAACTCGTCTACAATTTTGTTCAGCACATTAATAGACTGTCCTCTGTTACCAGCAGCAATGACAATTTGGATGCCAGGATAGAGAATGCATTTCAAAACACAAGTCAAAGCTACAATCAAAGATTTGCCCATGCCACGACTTGCGATTATCATTAAGTAGGTAAAATGAAAGAACGCAAACAACAGCGCTTTCTGAAAATCAGCCAACCACTGGATACCCAAATAATCTTTTGCGCACCGGTGCGGGAAGAAACGCCAAAATGTACACCACTTACCTAGCTGCCGATTTAACCGCGTAATGCGTTCCTCAGGGGTTTGATATTCTGTCAGCACCAAACCACCCGCTTACTCATCGCCATCATTATCTGGCAAGACACCATTGTTCATAATATAGTCAAATACATCCTCATCGTCGGACTCTTCCAACTCAGGAATCTCCACGCGGTATTTTTCCATTTCGGCATGATACATATCAGCATACCGATTCTTTAAGCCCAGCATGGCCATCAAGTGCCCGATAAAATAGACCGTAAACATATGTGCAATGCCATATGTGTTCCATTCTTCTTTTGGGTCTGGCATTGGGTCTTCATCTTCAATCATTTTGAACATAACGCCCAATGGCTTTTCGCCGTCTTTATCAGCAGCGTCAGATTGTTTTGGCTGCAAATTTGCGCTGCTTTGCACTTTCAAAAATGTCTGATTCAGCTTCTCATACGTAGAAATATCGCCTCGCGCCAATGCCTTATTCATTTGCAATTCCAACATGCATAACTGCCGGACATTCTTTTCACGGGATACGGAATCCACCACTGTGCGCGATACCCATGATGAATACGCATAGTCAAGCCACTGATAATCTTCAATATCATCAATGCCTGCGCCCCACACATTACGAGCCTCTGTCCATTCATCTGTAAACCCGGCAATGGATTCTGCATGGGCGGCTTCATGTTCTTCATCAAGCGTCGTATCAAAACTTTTATTTTTGCATTTGCGTCGAACTTTATCTAAGTACAGCTCCCACAGACTCTCATGTTTCGCTTCGTCGATTGCCTCTTGCGCAATGATATCAGAGTAGTAAGCATTCCATTGCTGACACATTCTATATAAAGCTCGGAACTTATCGCCGCTGTACACACCAACATAATCCTCAAAAAGAGTGTTTGCACAAGTACGACATATTGGAATACGATAGTTGTTTCCTGCATAGGTGCCAACACGTATCACACTAAAATTCTGCTCCTGCGATGTGAATCGACCACCGCAAGTGCAACACCGAAACTTTTCACGTTCCGGTTGAACTGTAGATACTTCCTGAGTGCCCTGGGGGAGATACTTAAAAATATCAGGCAACGCATCTCTTTTCTTTGAATTTGAATTGCCTATTGAAGCGTTTTTCCTCTCTGCGATAGAAAATCACCTCAATCATAATTTAACAATCAGTCACCCATTCCAGACGGGACAGTTCGTGATTATACGACCCATCAGCGTTCTGAATGAGATAAACATAGCCGTTTGTATGTTGCCGATTCAACTTTCCCTCCGTATAATCCGGGGGCTTACACAAACATCCTTGTTCAATCAGCACACGGCTTCCATAGACAGTCAGACCAACCTTATGAGTATGCGCCATTACAAGCGCATCAAAATCACAGTTGTCAGACTGTACCAAATAGTTATAAGCCTTTTCAGCGGTACCCAGGATAGCGTTCCGGTATGCTTTCGGGTGCATAAACACCGTCTTGCCGTATTGCTCCATCCAATTCCCATTGTAAATCAGTTCAATATCTGAATCGGCATAAATTTCTTTTAAGCCAGGGAAGAATTCTCTGGACTTATTTTTGTGGTCATTCCTAGTGAAACCAATCTCGATAATGAAATCAAGCGCCGTTTCGGGCATCAGTTCCATAATATCCTCATGGACCTTCTCATTGAAATATGTCAACAGACGGTCTTCATGGTTCCCATAGGTGAAAATAACTTTTTTCGGATGAATTTCATCAATGACATGCATAAGCAATTCACGGCACCCAATTAAGTCGTCCACAAAATTCATTCTGTATTTCTTCACAAATGACGAAATGCTCTGGCAATCTATCAAATCACCATTGAACACCAACACGTCCACTTTATCCTTATACTTCAAATAAGGCATGGACTCCAACTGAAATGGATAATGAAAGTCCGATAGAACCAGGATACGAGTTTTGTCCTGCATATGCATCTCCTCGGCAAACTTCCGATAATCACACACAGCCTTTAACGGTTTTCTCCATGTACTTTCGCTACGAGCCTTTCCGCTATATTCATTCAACAGTTTCGTAATATCGCTCCAATCAATGCCATAGACATCTTTCAAATAGGTAATACGATATTGATAATCCGTAAGAGACTCGCCTTCCAATGGATGAGGAAGTTCTTTATAAATATCCATGTCTTATCCTCTTAATCGGTTTCGTCTTCTGTATCAACAGCTGGCAAATCCTCAGGGGTATTGATTTCTTTTTCGTAGGCAATGCTGATTTTCACTTCGGCATCGTCATATTCTTTCAATAGGCTGGCAAGAGGCACTGCTTCTGGGAAATCTTCAATCCACAACAGAATCTCTTCTCCATGATTCAAATCCAACAATCCACTAATAGAAGTGGACGACTTTGTTTTAATTTTAGCGGCCATTTTTACGCCTCCCGCCTCGAATCGCCGGGTAATGCGTTTCCACCACATTCCTGGACCGGTAGTTCTTGAGTAGCCGCTTAACCGCCTCAGACTCTTCGACGTAATACTTATGGACCGTTTGTACTACTTGCAAATCAGGCAAGGAACTTCTTAAAAACATTGATTCATCTTTTGTTACGCAAACCATCAGGTATCCTCCAACTTAGTCCTTGTCCTCTTTCCACACAATGGTGCCATCATGGACAAACGAATAGCCTGCCGCGTACAAAAATTCCCTAAAAAGTTCGAGCATTGCGTTAAACTCCGTCATACCGCAATAGTTCTCTTCCACATACTTCTCCAACTTGGTTTCATTGCCGTATTGGTCATTCAGTGAAAAAGACACCCTGACATGCCCAGTATCATTACTATACATAGGATTTCTCCCTTAAATAAATTCTCGACGCCGGAGTCGAACCAGCTAAAAGCCAACCTGCCGAGTATGTAAAAGGCCCCAGCCTGCAAATGCAAGCCGGGGCAAAAAAGAAAGGAGCATAAGTGAATAGCGACGATGAACTTTGACACTGAAACGTGACAATGAAACTTGACACAATACAGTGACA